AAGCAGGATAGGGCGCGTGTAGCGGCTTCTGATGCGTCGTCGCTGTCAAAACCTAATACCCCTTCGGCGGTGCCTCAAAACGGCTCTCAGGTCGTTTCTATAGGGGCGACACAGGCTGTTCCTGCGCTCGGCACTGGAAAGAGGGGCGATACGATTCAGAACGGCCCGCCCAATAACAAAGCTTCGCGGGCTGCTGCGGACTTCAGTGCGATGCCTCAAGGGTGAGGCGGTGATTTTAGACGCCGCCCGTAGCAAGCCCCGCGCAGCAAGGGCGGCGGCGCGAAGCGCCGCCTAAACTTGTATTAGGGACACTTAAGAACAGCAGCAGTACAAAGCGTGGCCAGCGCTCTGTCACTTGAAGAAGATTTTTGAAATAGGCAAAAAAAAGCCCGGTAGTGGTCGAAACACTCCGGGCCTCGATCAACCTGCTCTTATCAGGAAAACCGATGTCGCTATTTGAACGTCCTTTGGACGCTGAGTCAATCCATTTGTCGCCACTTTCGATCGACAATATGGAGGAAAGACCCTCTCATTGGGTCGATGATGGAAATGGCTGGAATGATGCGTATGTGGCCCGTAGGCGCGTTTTTCCCGATGGGCAGTGCGAAGTGTCGGTCACAAAGGAACGGCACTTTGTAGGCCCTGCAAACAAGCGCAAACCGAATGCGAAGCGTGGTGAGTCTGAGAATCGTGAGGCTAACGATGATGACGCCGGTCGCCGCGCTAAAAAGAACGTGCGTATGTGCTGCAAGACCATTGGCGCGGATCGTATGGTGACGTTGACATATCGGGAAAACATGGTAGATCGGGAACAGGCGCTTAAGCACTGGAAAGCCTTCTGCCGCCGTGTTGGCAAGGTCAAGGAGTTCCACTACGTCGCAGTCATTGAGGAACAACAGCGCGGTGCGCTGCATTTCCATGTGGCTGTGCAGGGGCGCCAGAACTACGTGTTGTTGCGTTCGATTTGGCAGCGTGTGCTTGGACGTGGGCCGGATGGTGAGCAAATGGGTCAGGTCAATGTACGTGACCCGCACAAGTTCGGATTTGGAGTGAACGGCGCGCACAAGCTGGCCAGCTACATAGCGAAATACTGTAGTAAAGAGATGCAATGCCGTGGCCTTGATCAGAAGCGCTATTTTCGTTCGCGTGGCGTGGTACTGCCAGTGGTCGACAGCGTGCGTTTGAAGTGCACCACGATGCTTGGGGCGGTGCAGGCTGCTTTCACAATCGCGATGGACTATGGTCTAGGCGGGATTCAGAGCTGGTGCAATAACGGGCTTGGGGTCGTCTGGATATCAACGGCTCCGGGTGGTCGACGGGATGATGCGGAATGCCCGTTCTAAATTTCCGTGACATGTAACGATAAATCGGAGAATTAATGACAAAGCAAATTGAGGATACGCGGACTGGTGACTTGCTCGGCGGGGCTATCCGGCAACGTGGTCGACCATCTACGGGTAAGGCCATGAGCGGTGCCGAGCGTGCAGCGGCGCGTCGTGAGCGCTTGGCTGCCAAAGGTGTTACTACGCTGACCGTGGAAGTTTCCGTTGAGGCGTTGCAGGGCTTGGCGGCGTTCATCCATTTCAAGGATGTGACGAAAGACGAAGTGATTGAGCGTTTGATTCGCACTCAGTTAATGCGGAAGCGTTGATAGGACTGGATATGGGCTTGTTATCGATTATGGGAATATTGCCCCGAGTAGTGGTGGCTGCTGAAGCGGCTGTGCCGGGGCAAGGCGTGGAATTGGCTGATGCGTTTGATCAGGTTGCGACGTTAGGTTTTATCCTCGGTGTCACCGTGATGACGTGTCTCTTTGTCTTGCTCATAACTTCGCGCCGGGGTTGGCGTTTGCTCGTTCGCTTGAATCCGTCATAGTGGCGGGTATGGGCTGCAAGGCCCATGCAAGTTTGCTGCAGTAAATCAGCCAGGTCGTTTGAATGCGGCTTCTTCGTCCGCCAGTCGTCGGCGGTGTGCGCGCCATAAAGACAAACTGCCTCAAGTGCAGGGTTAGCTACTTTGCACTACAATTGCTTGAATGCAATTAGAGCTTTTCCCGTTTGAGGCGCTCGGTGACGGTGAGCGTAAGTTGATCTTCAACGCAATTCGTAATCGATATTGGTACATCAGGAACCTGCGGCGTAGTGCCATCCATCAGGGGCAGCTTCGGCGGCACTATCGGGCTGTTGAGGCCCAAAAAAAACGCCTGCTGTTGGCAGGCGTCTCAAAGCGTGATGTTCTCGATTTCTTAGCTTGCTGCCGTGCGCAGTGCAGCAGGTACAAACATCCTTTTAAACCATGCAAGCACTGTGCGGCGGCGGCGGTAACGAACTTCGCATAATCTATATTGCGAGGAGTCACTACTCTCTGTAGCCCGCATGGTTGCTGCTTCTGCGGGGGTTGGTGTCAAAAATAAATTGACACTAGTCGCCATCAATACGCTTGCGGCGACTGCTGCGCCGCGGCTCATAAAAACCTCCCAAAGCGATTTCTCTCCCGATTGTTCCGCTTGGTCGGCTGCTGTTGCAGCGATAAGCTGCATGGCTTCATGTTCGTTCAGGTTCAGGGCCATAGCGACCCTTGCGCAGGTTTCGCGGTCCATGATTCGGCGGCCAGTTGAATAGTGGTTGACTGCGGACCGGCTGATCCCGAGTAGGTCAGCAACTTCCCCGTCCGTTTTCAATTTGTGCTTCTGACGGACCAATTCCAAATATTTCACGCTTTTCATATTTTTCTCCTTGACAAGTGCTACGTTCGTATCACATGATACGTCCGTAGCAGATACATCCGTAGCACATGGACGGAATGCTAGTGGTTTACCTCTGGCGGGTCAACAGTATGTTTGTGAATTTATAGCTCCGGCTCTTTTCTGTCCCAGTTTGGTCCGTGGTCGTCGTGGTATTCGATTCTTCCGCTTCGCCAGCGCTCGTATCGCATCCCAGCATAGATCAGTAGGGCATTGAAGATCCAATTCCCGATGAATTCGGGAAGGCCGACTGGGTAGAGAACAATCGTAGTGTCCATGGTGTTGTCCGTAAGAATGAAGTTTTGATTATGGCATTTTTCGTTACTTGTAACGGTAATTCCTCGCTTTAGTGGGCGGGGTAGGGGATATAGGAATGAAGCAAACCATGTACCGCTTTGAGGCCCGTCGTGTGGAAGACAGTAGTGAGGGTGCGTGGTTTGATGCTGGCCTTCCAATTCTTCCTGCTGGGCAGGCTGATTACTGCGTTGTCAGCATGAATAAGGCAGTGCCGGCATTTGTGTATCGCAAGGTCGTAACGCGTCGTCGCGCTAACAAGGCGCATTGATAACTCGCTCTAGTGGGCGGATTTTAAAGGGGAAGAAAAACATGAAAAGCAATATCCAAATTCTGCACGTGGCCGTGAACTCTGGCCGTTCCAAAAAGACCGGCAACGATTACGACATGCGCATGGCGCAGTGCATCGTTCACAAGGTCAATCGCGAAACTGGCGTGGTGGAACCGCTGATAGGCGAGTTGTTGCTGCCGGAGCGCTACAAAGACCTGAAGCCGGGAAATTACGAGGTTGAATTCGAAGTGGCCATTTCGCGTGATAAGCGCGTTGAGTCGGCTGTTTACACGATCACGCCGGTGGGTGAGGGCGCAAAGGCCCCTGCGAATAAAGCACCTGCGTCGGCTGCTTAACCGGGGCTCATGCCGATTCAATTTGTTTACAAATTGGGTCGGAAGCAAGCGAGAGCGCGCTAGGGAGTCTTGTTAGCTATAGCTATGAAGTGGGGGATCTTGAATATGGCTGTTTGTTTGCGCACCGTGCAGCAGTCCGATGGAACGTTGCTGCTTGCGCTTGATCCCACTGTAACGAATACCGCTACATGCGCCTATGTAGCGGAGTCGGGTGCGAGTAATGCTTGGCAAGAATTGGGCAATATGAGCATCCGGGACGCCGAAGTGATTAGCCTGAACATCGGTTGGGTTTGGGCAGTCGCTTGGGGGTGGAAGGCGATTTCTAGGGCAATTTCGCTCAATGTTGAAGATAAGGAGTAAAGCATGAAAAAAATTCTGAAGTCTGCGTTCGCCGGTTCGGCCAAGCGCTTCGTTGGTGGTGCTGTCGTCGGTTTCGCTACTGCGGCTATTTCGGCGCATGCGGCTGACGCCATTGATACCACCACTATCGTTGCGTCGATTGTGGCTGCTGGTGCGGCGGGTGCAGTGGTGGGTGCGGCCTATACCAGTGTGGTTGCATCGATCAAGGCGTTCAAGCTGATTCGCTCGGCGATGTAAGGCTGGCGCCTGGACAGTCTAAGGGGGCGCTTTGGCGCTCCTTTTTTTTGCGGGGTGGGGTATGGCGTTGATTTTGTTGGTGACCTACTTGGGCATCTGGTGGATTCTCTTTTCGGACTGATTGGGATGCGAAAACTATTTATACTGTTTTTGCTCCTTTGGAGCGGGGCGGCGGCAGCTGACACTATGTATTACGTTGGTAGGGTCGATCTTGGCTTGTTTGGTAGTCGGGAGGCTGCTTGTCAGGCGCAGGGGGCTCGGCAAAATGCACTTGGCGGCGATTACACTTTAGAGTTTTCGTCTGTGACTAGTGGCGGCGGTTGTCAGTTTAAGAATTACTATAAAGACGGCACGTACTTTGGGATTATCGGTAGTGGTTCGGCTACACCTTATACCGTTCCCTCTTGTCCTTCGGGGCAGGTGCATCAGGAAGGTGGTACCGGCAATTGTGTCACTCCTCCTCCGAAGCCTTGTGATACTCCGGCTGGCGGTTCCGTGAGCTGGAATCAGAAGACGGGGCATTCTGCCAGTGCTGATGCCGAACAGGGCGATGGCGCTCCGGGCCCGATTCCTGCGTCGTCGCCTACTTGTGGTGTGACTGGTGCGAAGCCGGAGCGGTGCTGGTCGGTTCCTGCGAGTGACGGTGGTCAGGATTTCTTTTGCAAGTTCTCTGGTACGTCTAACGGTCAGGCAGTGCCTTCGGGTGGTCCGGCAGATTCTGGCGCGCCGCCTGCTGGTGCGACTCCCACCAATGCACCGCCAACAAAGGCCGATCCTTCTGGTAAGTGTCCAGGAGGGATGACGCAAGGCGGTGTTTCGGCGGATGGTATGGCCGTTTGCGTGGGCTCGGGAACTAATCCGACTGGTGCGAATGGCGGTGCGCCTACTGATGCGCGGCCAACGTCATCGACCACGACTAAGACCACTGATGCCGCTGGCAATAAGGTTACGACCACGACCGGCACGCGTGATAACGGCGATGGTTCAAAGACCACGACTAAGACTACTGAGACTGAGGCTCCGGACGGTAGCAAGTCATCGACCACTACTACCACGACTGGCCTTACGCCGGGTGGTAAGCAGGGCCAGCCGGACAAGCCAGATAACGATTTTTGCCGGGTTCATCCCGAGTTGAATATGTGCCGGAATTCGTCTATCGCTGGCCAGTGCGGGCAGATTACCTGCATGGGTGATGCCATCCAGTGTGCGACGTTGCGCGAGGCGGCAACGATTCAGTGTCGGCAAAAAGAGGAAGAAGACGCCCTCAAAGCCAGTCCTTTGCATGCGTTAGGTCAGGCTGCTGCTAATGGAAATGATCCTGAGAAGGGCACGTTGCCTGCGCCGGGGAATGGTCAGACGGTTGATGTCTCCGCGTTGAATGCCGATGGTTGGCTTGGTGGTGGTGCTCCGCCTGAAGATGTGTCGGTTGAATTTATGGGGCAGTCTATTGTGATTCCATTTTCTAAGGCGGCTTCTGCGCTTGTGATTCTGCGCTACGCATTGATGGTTGCTGCTGCGCTTGTATCTTTCCGCATCCTGTCGGGTGCAGTTTTGGGGAGTTAAGTCATGCCTTTTCTGAGTGTTTTGGGTGGCCTATTGCTTCGCCTTAGTGGTCCGTTGGTGGGCCGCGTGCTGCTAGCGCTTGGTATGGGCTATGTGACGTACAAGGGCGTTGGCGCGGGTATCGATTGGTTGCTTATGCAGATCAAGTCCAATATCGGTGCGATGCCTGCGCAGGCCGTCCAGCTTCTCGCTTACCTGTGGGTTGATAAGGCTATCTCGATGTTGTTTTCGGCCTATGCGGCGGCGGCACTTATCAAATTGGGTACTAGCGGCGTGCTGACTCGTTTGGTCACGAAGGGTGCTTGACCATGATTGAGTTGAATACCGGTATTCCGGGTGCGGGTAAGACCTGCTATACGTTGTCCAGGGTGAAAGAGCGGGCTGAGCGTGAGGGCCGTCCGGTGTTCTATCACGGCATTAAGGAACTGAAGCTTGATTGGGAGTTGTTGGAATCACCGAAAGATTGGGCATCGGTTCCGCCTAATGCGCTTGTGGTGATTGACGAGGCCCAGAAGACCTTTCGCAATCGTTCGCTAGGGTCTATTCCTGACAAGTTCGTTACCGATCTGGAAGAGCACCGCCATCTTGGCATTGACCTTATCTTGATCACGCAGCACCCGAGCTTGATTGATCCTGCTGTGCGTAAGCTGGTCGGGCGGCATCGCCATCTTGTGCGGATATGGGGTTATGAGGCTTCTACCGTGCACGAGTGGGATGCGGTCAAGGATAACTGCGATAAGTCGGGCGGTCGTAAGGATTCTCAGAGTTCGCGCTGGTCATTCGATAAGGCTATGTACGGCATGTATAAGTCTGCCGAAGTCCATACGATGAAACCGTCGATTCCGTTTCGGGTTAAGTTGTTTTTGGCGTTGGCTTTCTTTTCATTGTGTGCGTTGGTGTGGCTCGGCTTCTTCTTCTATAAAAAGTTCGCGGGTTCTGATGGTCCGGTTGTGGACAGCGCTCCGGTGCCGGAAAAGGTTTTGTCGCCAGCGCAGGCCGTGCCTGTCTCGAGTAAACGTGAGCCGCTCGATGCGCGTGCTGATGCGGAGGCGTATATGTTCAGGGAGACTCCAAGGGTGGCGGGCGTGCAGTACACGGCGCCGAAGTATGACGAGTTGACGAAGCCTTCTCGGGTGCCTGTGCCGGCTGCGTGTATCCAGATCGGGTCGGTGCGGGATCAGCGTGCGATACGTTGCAAGTGCTACTCGCAGGAGGGCACGCCTATGAGTGTTGAATTCAATATGTGCATCAAGATTGCGCAAGAGGGCGTGTTC